TACTGAAGCCAGAACATAGACCTAACAAAGAATCGGCAGCATGGTTAAAAGCAGAAGAGTCTGCTAGAACTGCGCTATACTCTCAAGGTACATTCCCAGCAACGCATTTCCACGCTATAACAGTCAATCCTAAGTGGAATCTGACATATTATAAGACCTGCGGTAATCACCACTTTTATCTGAAATGACCAAATTTTGTATGCAGTGTCAGAAGCCCGTCTATGTCATAGATAAAGACTTGAGCGAATGGAAGCCTATCTACAATAAGCTAGGGAAGGTAACGAGAAGGATTTGCCCGGCGTGTGCTGCTGGCAAAAAGAAGTTTGACTCTAGCGGTCAGTACAAACAGTAGTTATATCAAGTTATATACTAAAACAGGTATAACTAATCATCGTATTGAGGACTGCTCACGAACCCAGCTTTGGAGCGCTTGAAGAGTGGTTTTTGTTTCTTCGCAGAGGCCGTAATTGGTTGCGACTGTTTCGGCAACGTCTGCAACTGAGACGGGGGCCTCATCAACAATTCTGGCGGGGTCGGGAAGTTCATTGTAGACGGCGCCATCGTGGAGCAACCGGAAACCGCCAGACAAATAAGTATTGCTGTCATCTTTAACATAAACTTTTACCTCCTTAATTATCTCTCTGCTCTTTCCTTGCACGATCTGTACTCTATCCACATACCTTGTGATCGTTTTATCTGAAACCACAGCCTGTTTGATCCCTGTCTCAATAGAGTGGGCCTGCGCCTTGATCTGAGCCTCATAGCAAGACGATACTCCGATTTGGTGGCCCATATATAGACCAGTAGAAAACAATGCAGCACAGAGCGTTGTACAGATAGCAATTTTAGCAGCAAGCGGAGCTGCAAGTAGGGGTATCACGGTTTGAAGGTTCTCTTGCCGGACAGCGGCTTCCTAATGCCAAGATGACACCAGTTAATAGTTGCGCTGGGTTCCTCTCTGTACAGGTCATATTTAATTAGTGCGTCAGGATTTTTATCGAGCCATTTATCAAGACGCTCACCGTGATCGTAAATATCCACAGCTTGACCAGTCTTATGTGCCGACTTAGATGCTCCAGTAGTAGATGTAGGAAGCCTAAAACCGCCATCACCACCTTTACTGCCTGAGACTTGACTGCCTGTAATTGGATTGATCTCCGGCAATTTACCAGTGTCAGTCGTATACGCAGCTAGTAAGTTATTCACCCTGTATAGTAAAGTTAAAGCGTTTAGACTGTATTCGTTAGGGTGAGGTTTATCACCAAAATAGTCTTGCAGCGTTATCATTTTTTATCTGCTGTGAAAGCTCCGATAGCGCCAATTACAGCAAGACCAGAAGCGGTGATCGCAGCGGCCTGATCTACAGATATGGCAATTCCGGCAGCGGTAAGTAATGCTACGATCCCGCGCCATGTCGATGTTTCTGACAGTCGTTCAAGTATCCATGTTTTCATTTTAATTCTCCTTTATTTGCTTTGGTATCGAGCTTGATATATAACTTTTCTAAAGCAATATCGATCTTATCAAACCTGCATTGAATCTCGTCCTTCCGACTGTAATTAGAAGGCAGACAGACTTCAATCCTCTGAATGTCCACCTTCAGTCTTTCGACTGCATCCCACAGAGTGCGGCATAACCAACCGATTGTAGTTAGTACCGCGCCCGCGCCAATGTTGATAAGAGTCTGAGCGTCCATTATTTCAGAATCTTGGTTTTTGTTGCCTCGCCAATAATAGTTGCACCAACCAAGAAGTCTAGTAGTTCAGTCGCTCCCTCCAATTTCTGTGGTAACTCAAGTTTTACAGTAACGATCTCAGGTGCGCTATCGCTGTCCCACTTAGCCTTCTCTGCCAGCGTCATGCCGGTGCGGAAGTCTGTGGCAGTCCATTGGCGAGGTGCAGGTGGAGCGGGTGGAGTAGGGACTGGCTTGACCAATGCGCCACTAACCCATCCGTCACCGTTTACAGCATCGTCAGGCACTTGTGTTGTGTAAAACTTAGCTACATCAGGATGATAAATTGAAAAAGGATCGCCCTGAGCAATGTCGCGTATTTGATTATTTTCTATCCATGCTTTTTTCATGTTAGTAGCCCTCAGTCCAGAGAAGAACAACCAGCCCGACTCCGCCTGACCCAGCCGCACAAGTGCCAGACGCCGATCCACATGAGCCGCCGCCCCCGGCTATTCCGCCGTTACCACCACGACTGGCGCTGGCTCCTGTCGAGACCGCGCCAGCGCCACCGCCAAGTATGCCGCCGCTTCCGCCGTTACACGCGCCGGTAGTAGACACACATACACCACCACCACCACCAAAACCTCCATTACCACCTGAAAAGTCATTTGTCGTGACGTTGGAGGAAGAGCCACCGCCGCCGATACCGCCATCTGCTCCATTTAAGTTATTAGCTGTCGCCGCAGTAGCTCCCGACCCGTCGAGCGATTTATCCAACAAGGCTTCCCAGATACTATTTTTGCTTAGCAGGCAATTACCGGATGCCCCCGGTTTGGCCTCTGTCGCTGATGGGAGTGGAGGAGCTGTGGTCAAACCAGCTCCCCCGACATACGTACCTGATGCCGCTCCAAGAGTGCCAGCGCCTCCTTGTCGATTAGCCACACAACTTACGCCTGCGCCAGCACCACCTGTGTCTGACGCTACAGAATTACCGCCACCAATCCCCGCACCAGCAGTCCGCGTTTGGGATGAGGCGCTTCCACCAGACCCACCTGTTCCATAAGGACTTCCAGCAGCGCCACCGCCGCAATGGACTTGAACCGCTGTGGCGGTTCCGCCAGCGCCGCCGGAGGCCGTAAAAGCCCTCCGAAGAGTTGCACTGGCGGAACCAGTACCACCAACACCACCAACCCCTGCAGCTGCATTAGCGCCACCTGTCGCCGATAGCAATGTGCCAACGCTGGAGGTTCCGCCTTGTGCGCCAACCGTAAATGTCGGCAGCGTTTGCCCCGGCACTACATCAATAATTCCCATTGCAAATCCGCCGCCGCCCCCACCGCCAGTCGCCGTAGGAGTCGCTGCGTTACTAAACGCACCATTTCCACCGCCGCCCAATACCATCGCCAGCATTTGAAACACGTTCTGCGGCACGACTTCACCGCTGGTCGTCGCGGTGATGAGCTTGTAATTCCGCCACTCAGGTGGAGCTATTCTTGTTGCTACGTTTGGTGGTAGTGAGTATCCGTACATTCCCTTATTCATTAGAATGACCCCCCATAAGCCGTAACGCGAACACCAGTTTGCGTGACGGTTGTAGTTGCCCTTAAACTCGATCCAGTCGGCAAGGTTAGCGGCATGATGTTTGCATTGCCATTGCTTGAGATGGTCGCTGTGTACGATGGTGTAGTTGTGCTTGTAGTTACAGCCTGAGTCGGAATCTGCGCCCACAACACATAGGTAGTGCCATCGTAAATGAACAGATTGACAAGAGCTGCTACAGTTGTGGCTACACCCATAACCTCGATGTAATCAATCCGTGAGCCGCTTGCGCCTGCCGTTAAAACAGTCCCAACGGTTGTTGGTGCGGTAAGCGAGGTATCTGCTGTTGTTAGCAGAGCCGAGCCTACCTGCGGAGTTGATGCGTATTGTGCTGTGCTTGACATAATTTCTCCTTAAATAATTCCGTAGCCACTTGTTCCCATCGTTGGTGCTGAATCATACCCGTTGAATTGTAATATAAAATCTTGAGCGCCACCACCGGGCAGATTGCCCCATATTGCCGCTGTTCCACTTTGTGCTGTCAGAACTTGTCCAGCGGTTGGAGCTGGAGATGATGAGACATTAACTATTGTTGTAGCAGAATTAAGAGCATCGGTCTTTTGCGAAGTTCCTACTGTGAAATTAGTTGCAGTGCCAGTTATGTTTGTACCTACTAATGCAGTCGGTGTCCCAAGAGCTGGAGTAACCAAAGTAGGACTGGTAGACATTACTACATCGCCTGTACCTGTTATTGTATTGCTGACTAACTGATTAGAAGCATTCGAGAATACAGGCAGAGAAACAGTCAGGCTAGATACTATTGGAGTCACCAAAGTAGGACTGGTAGACATCACTACACTTCCTGTTCCCGTCATTGCATTACTAACCAATCCCTTAGATGCGTCCGTAAATATAGGAAGCGATGCGGTTAAACTTGATGCTATTGGCTGAGCTGTAAAAGTAGCTACACCAGTAACAGCAAGAGTTCCTGAGACTTTTACATTGGTAAATGAGTTGCCATTAATAAGTTGGAATCTAGTACCGTCATAGATTATCTCAACAGCCTGACCAGCAATCATGTCACCAGCAACTAGAGCAGTAGAGCCTGTTCTAGTTATTGCCTTAGCCCCCATACCATCAATATTTATAGTGACAGCAGCCGTATTTGTATTGGCAACAACAAAGCTAAACTGGTTTCCAGCAGCATACGCCGCCAATGCAGGCAATACCGTACCAGTTATAGTATCAGTGCCAG